TACAAATGATAAGAGATACTACCGGGCTTAATGAAGCTAGAGATGGTAGTATGCCAGATAAAAACGCTTTAGTTGGTGTGCAAAAACTAGCCGCGGCAAATAGTAATACTGCAACAAGACACATATTACAGTCTGGTTTATTTTTAACATCTGAGATGGCAGAGAGATTATCACTTAGAATATCTGATATTATAGAGTATTCACCAACAAAAGATGCGTTTATACAAGCTATAGGCGTTCATAATGTTGCTACATTAGAAGAAATAAGTAAATTATATTTATATGATTTTGGTATATTTATAGAATTACAACCAGATGAAGAAGAAAAAGCAATGCTTGAGAACAATATACAAATGGCGTTACAACAAAAAAATATAGAGCTTGAAGATGCTATTGATCTTAGAGAAATAAAAAATATTAAACTTGCTAATCAATTATTAAAAATAAGAAGAAAACAAAAGCAAGAAAGAGATAGAGCTGAGCAGCTACAAAATATACAAGCTCAAGCACAAGCAAATCAACAATCAGCTCAAGCAGCAGCTCAAGTTGATTTACAAAAAAAGCAAGCAGAAGCTCAAACAGAAATGCAGCTTGAACAAATGAGAGCACAATTAGATGCTCAAAAACAAGCTCAAGAAGTTGAGTATAAAAAAGAACTAATGGCTTTAGAGTTTCAGTATGGCATGCAATTAAAAAATATAGAAACTCAAGGATTAGCAAATAGAGAAAAAGAAAAAGAAGATCGTAAAGACGAAAGAACAAAAATACAAGCTACACAACAAAGTGAGATGATTGATCAAAGAAAAACTAATAAACCACCTAAAAACTTTGAGTCTGCAGGTAATGATATATTAGGAGGTAACTTTGATTTAGGTAGCTTTGATCCTAGATAACAATTATTAATTATTATTATATTATATTATGGCAAAAAAGAAAAAAGAAGAAGTAGTAGAAAATACTACTAAAGACAACGTAATAAAAGTTGATCTTAAAAAACAAACAAACGAAGATGATAATATCATCAAAGTAGATTTAACTAAAAAACCAGAAGAAAATGCCGTTCGAGAGCAAGAAACAAATGAGGTACCTGTACGCGACGAACAAACCCCTAGCGGAGAAGTTCAGGAAGAAAACGTCGAAACAAAAGATGAAAAACCTACCGGAGACAGCGCCGACAACGTTCAAGATGAAACACCCGTTCTTGAAGAAGTAACTGAAGAAGAAGTTGAAGAAAAAGTTGAAGAGCAAGTAGAAAATTTAGCTGAACAAGCTCAAGATGCTATGGCTGAAGCTCAAGAAACTGGTAAAGCAATACCTGAAAATTTACAAAAAGTTGTAGATTTTATGGAAGAAACTGGTGGTACACTAGAAGACTATGTAAGACTTAATCAAGACTTTTCTAGTTATGATGACATGACAGTTCTTAGAGAGTACTACAAACAAACAAAGTCTCACTTAACAGATGATGAAATTAGTTTTTTAATAGAAGACTCATTTTCATACGATGAAGAAGAAGATGAAGCAAGAGAGATTAAAAAGAAAAAAATAGCGTTAAAAGAGCAAGTTGCCAACGCTAAAAGCCACTTAGACGGGCAAAAGTCTAAATACTATGAAGAAGTTAAAGCTGGATCAAGGCTTACAAAAGAGCAACAAAAAGCTGTTAACTTTTTTAATAGATATAACAAAGAGTCAGAAGAAAATAAAAAAATAGCAGAAAAACAAACTAATACTTTTAAATTAAAAACTCAACAGGTTTTTAACGATAAATTCAAAGGTTTTGAATACAACGTCGGTAATAAAAAGTATAGGTTTAATGTAAAAAACGCTAATGAAGTTAAAGACAGCCAAAGCGATATTAACAATTTTGTCAAAAAGTTTTTGAACAAAAACAATGAATTATCAGATGCAAAAGGTTATCATAAATCTTTATTTACAGCAATGAATTCTGATGCTATTGCTAATCACTTTTATGAGCAAGGAAAAGCTGATGCTATCAAAGATAGCGTTACTAAAGCTAAAAATGTAAGTATGGATCCTAGACAATCGTTTTCAAACGATAATACTAGCGGGCCAAAAGTAAGAGTGCTTAACGATGATTCTACTAACTTTAAGTTTAAAATTAAAAACAAATAATAAATTTAAAAAAACAAAATTATGGCAATTACTGCAGGAGATAATTTGAACAGTGTTCCAGCTTCACAGAAGCAAACATTAGATTCAAATTATATCGATTTTACAGCGTCAGGAACCGCAGGGTGGGCGCAACAATATTTACCAGATCTTATGGAAAAAGAAGCTGAGGTTTTTGGAAACAGAACTATCTCAGGATTTCTTGCACAAGTAGGAGCTGAAGAGGCTATGACGTCTGACCAAGTTGTTTGGTCTGAACAAGGTAGACTACATATATCAGTTAAAGGAACTTTAAGTACAGGTGATTCTATATTTACTGTAACTTCTGATATTGATGGAAACAATGCTTCATCTACAAACGTATTTACTTTAGCTAACCACGGTGTTAGATTAAACGATATTGTTTTAGTAGCTGTTGCTGGTAGAGTTTTAAGAGCTCATGTAACTAAAGTTGATGGTGTAGCTATTACAGCTCAACCATACACTGTTGAGCATTTTGATGATGATGCTTCAATAGCTACTGCAGGTGCAACTGCTGCAACTTTATTAGTTATTGGTTCTGAGTTTAAGAAAGGAGTTAACGGTCAAGGTAACTATGGAACAGGTACTGGTTCACCAAAAGCTGTAAAACCAACTCACGTTTCTTTTACAAACAAGCCAATCATTATGAAAGATTACTATGAAATTTCAGGATCTGACGCTTCACAAATTGGATGGGTAGAAATATCTGGAGAAGCTGGTCAATCAGGTTACTTATGGTACTTAAAAGCAGAAGGTGAGACTAGATCTCGTTTTACTGATTATTTAGAAATGACAATGATGGAAGCAGAGAAAACTGCTGCTGCATCTCACATTGTTGATGCTGCTGGTACTAACGATACTGAATATGCTGCTTTAGGTGCTAACTCTGGTACTGAAGGTTTGTTTGCTGCTATCGAAGATAGAGGTAACGTAACTACTGGTGTAACTGGTGTTAACGCTGCTACTGATTTAGCTGAATTTGATGCTATCTTAGCTGAGTTTGATAAGCAAGGTGCTATTGAAGAAAACATGATGTTTGTTAACAGATCTACTAGCTTAGCTATGGATGATATGTTAGCTTCAATGAATTCTTATGGGGCTGGAGGTACATCTTACGGTGTATTCAACAACTCTGAAGATATGGCATTAAACTTAGGTTTCTCTGGTTTCAGACGTGGATCTTACGATTTCTATAAGTCTGACTTTAGATATTTAAATGATTTAGCTACAAGAGGTGGTATTAATGATAGAGGAACTACAGATGCTGTTAGAGGGGTTATTATACCTGCTGGTACATCTTCAGTTTATGATCAATCATTAGGTAAGAATCTTACAAGACCTTTCTTACATGTTAGATACAGAGCTTCTTCAACAGATGATAGAAGAATGAAAACTTGGACTACTGGTTCTGTTGGTGCTACTACATCTGACTTAGATGCAATGCAAATTCACTATTTATCTGAAAGATGTTTAGTTACTCAAGCTGCTAACAATTTCATGCTACTGAAATAAGCAACTTATTATTTAAGGATCGAGGCTTCGGCCTCGACCCTTTCTTTTTATTAATTTTATTATATATTATATTATGGCAAAAAAACAAAAAACACAAGAGGTAGAGGTACCTGTTGTTGAAACACCAGTTGTTGAAACACCAAAACCTAAAAAAATTGAACCTGTAAAACCAAAGTGGGAGGTGAAAGATAGAATTTACAATTTAACAGGTAGAAAAAAACCTTTATCTTACATGTTAAAATCTTCAAACGTTTACTATTTTGACGAAGAAAAAGGTTATGAAAGAGAACTAAAATATTGTGAAAATCAAAGAACACCTTTTGTTGATGAAATGAAAGGCGATCAAAGATTATCTCACGTTATATTTAGGAATGGAAGTTTGTTTGTAGAAAAAGAAAAAACTGTTTTACAAAAACTTTTATCTTTATATCATCCACACAAAGATAAAGTATATACAGAATATAAACCTGTTCAAGAAGCTGCAGACGAAATAGAAATATTAGAATTAGAAGCAGACGCAATAGTTATAGCTAGAGAAATGGATATTGAAATGGCAGAAGCTATTATGCGTGTAGAAAAAGGATCTGAGGTATCTAAGATGAGTTCTAAAGAACTTAAAAGAGATTTACTAGTATTTGCTAGAAACAACCCTGCTTTGTTCTTAGAGTTAGCTACTGACGATAATGTTCAACTTAGAAACTTTGGTATTAAAGCTACAGAGCTTGGTATTATAAAGTTAAGTTCAGATCAAAGAAACTTTTTATGGGGATCAAATAATAGATCTATAATGACAGTTCCATTTGACGAGCATCCATACACTGCTTTAGCACATTGGTTTAAAACCGATGAAGGTATGGAAATATATTCAAATATAGAAAAAAGATTAAATTAATCAAACTGTAGGAGCGGTCGCTCTTCGGGGCGATCGCAAACTACAAAAAATAAAATATGGATTTCG